TTAATCCAAAATGGAATAGAAGAGTTGCAACATATGGACCAAATGCAGAACCTATTTTAGACTTTGGAACTGCGGCTGATCCTGCATATGCAAATGAAGAAGTAAGTCAAAATTTTGATTCAAGTAGTTACACAACTTATACTAGCCTTGTATTTACAGGCAGTGGTCTAAATAGCAGTAACCCTTCAAACGGAGTTGATGGAAATGTGGGAGACTGGTTTAGTTTAGCTAGAGGAACAGGATCATTTAATGTCATTCCAGGAACGCCAGGTAGTGGAGCACAAGCTCCACATTCTGATCCATTAGTAAATAGAATTAACACTATGCTTGCAGCAGACCCACAAAGCGTGTATGGTGTGCCATTTTTTGTGCAATGTGGATACATTAATACGCAAACAGGCGCATTTGTTAAAAATGGTGATTACTATATGGTAATTACACAAGTAATAGACAGCACTGAACCTAAAACTTATGTTAATTTTAAGGTGTATGAAGTAGAACCAGACGGTAGTGTTGGTGCAGATGTTACATCAACAGCTTCAGACACGCAGATTGGACCATCAGGTAACATTCCATTTTATACTCCTCCAACCAACTCACAGTATCACAGTAACTACAATGGACCGTGCATTAGAACATATTTAGAACCATTTTATGATGTAGATGACACTGGAGTAGCAAAAACAATTACCGCTAATAGTTGGAATTATTATCCTTCAGGTGTATTGTATCTAAATTCTCCAGCTGGGAGCCCTCTCTCAACAGTTAACACTGGTCAAAAATGTAGCATAAATATCAAAAATAGTAGTGGAACAGTAATTGCAACATATAACAATCTTGCATTGTTAAATAATACAAGACCAAATACAGCAAGCCGCGTAATGTTTGTTAAATTAGACAGCAACGGTAATTGGGATACACCACAGCCATACACAGGATCACCACCTATGAATGTAGTAGGCGGATGGGACGCTGATTTACAAGGCAGTTTTCCGGCATTTGGAAATGAGACTTTTGAAGTAGTAGTATCAGCTGATACATTTTGGAATAAAGCTGATCAAGTTGGCTTTTATAATCCACCTGAAAACAATTATTTAATAACAAGCACCGCTTGTAGTGTCAAATTAGATACTCCTAGCCAAGATACTAGAGTAGTTAACACTGATGTAAAAGATGATAAAACAACAACATTTGATACAACAGGAACAGTTCCTTGGACAGCAGCAACACAAGGTGATGTAGTAGAAACAATTAACCCTGCAACACCAAATATTATTCCTGCAAGAACGCTAACAGCAGCAACAACAGGAACGCTAACAATAAAAGCAGATCAACCATATAGATATAGAGTATCTAGTGTAACTAATCACATGTATGGTAATCAAACTTATTTGCAACGCACAGGAGCCAGCACATATGTAAACAATGCAACAATAAAAGTTGGTGATTACATTTATGCAGGTGCAAGTGGCAATCAAACTGATTACAATCAATGGCCAAGTTTTACAGTTCCAACAAACGTTAGTGGTTACTTAACAAACGGATTTGCATTTGATACAGAATTTCCAGGTGCATTCCCTAACAGTTTAGAACATATGTTCTTTCCACAAACAGCAGCAGACACATACACACCTCCAGCACTAACACCGGCACAACAAGCAGATGTATTTGATACAGATGATCAATGGGCAGATTATGGATTTGCAAACAATCTCAAAGAGTGGCCATATCATGTCACACCAAGCACAGCTACTATAAATTATAACTCACCTACTATTGTTAACAACAGTCAAAGTGGTGTAAAATATAGCCGCAGTGTAGGACATACTAAATGGATGCTTGAAGTAGAATATCCACCAATGACAGCGTTAGACTTTCAAAAGTTTCATGCAATTGCACAAGCGGCACAAGGACAGGCTATGCCTTTCTACTTTGTATTATCTGATCAATATGGTGGCAACATACTGTGGAGAAACTTTGACCAAGCTGGAACTCCTGGCTTAGTAAGATTTAAAGATGCTGTAGCTACAGGTGATAGACTAGCATTAATTGAAGGATTTGCTAGTAATCAAAGCAATGCATTCTTACAAGGTGAAGTAATTGTTAATGGTGCAAATGAAAATGGATTTTTACATACTGTATTGAATCAAGTTGATTCAAATGTATATGGTGAAGCTAAAATTAGAACACCATGGCCATTTAGAACAGCAGCATCAGTAGGACAAATACTTAACAAAAATCCAGCTCATTGTGTAGTTACACTAAACAGTGATAACTTTGAATACAGCGTAGATAGTGCAGGTTACTATTATGTAAGCGTAGCATTTGACTTAGATAATTGGAAATAAAACATGGCAACCCTAGCACAAATAGTAGCCAAAGAAACTATACAATATTTTGATTGTGTAGCTATAAACATTGATGGTTCACACAATTATTATTTTACACAAGCACCATTTAACCTAACACTAAGTGACGGCAACAGTTATCAAGCCGCAGGTGGGTTATTACAAATGACTGACTTTGTAGATAATGCAAACTTTAGTGTAGAAAAATTAGAAATACAACTAGCAGGTATTGTTACATTACCAACAGGTAAAACAGTATTAAAGACAGTTCAAGAGTTAGATTATATTGACAAACCTGTAACAATATACAGAGCGTTTATGGAAGATTATGGTGTAGCACATCAAATTGTGTTATACAAAGGTTACATAGCAAACATATCAGCAGCATTATCAAGTGAAGGTGACAGCACAACAGCAAGTATAAGCACAGCAAGTCATTGGACAGACTTTGATAGAGTTAGCACAAGATACACAAACACCAACAGCCAGCAAGACATACACACAGGTGATCTAGGCTTTAGTTTTGCCAAAGAAGTTCAAAAAGAAGTTCAATGGAAAGAGGTTGTTTAATGAATGGTGATGATCAATTAAAAGTAGGCATGTGGTTAGCAATGAAACAATGGCAACCATGGGAACGTGGTAAAAATGATTGTTGCACATTGTTTATGGAATATCATGATCATATGTTTGGCACAGATACACTATCAAGCCTATACGGTAAATACACAGACTTAAAGAGTGCAATTAAAACACGCAAACTATTTCCTAGTGTGCATGATTGGTTCCCAGAACATGGATACAAACAAGTATCAGACACTCAAACCGGTGATATAGTTATGGTAGAACAAAGATGGTTTCCTAGCTGTTACATAATATGTATGAATCAAGCATGGGGTCTAACAGATGACTCAAAGCGTATGACAAAACATATTATAGAAAAGCCAGACGTAGAATACAGTATATGGAGACATGAATCATGGGCCTAAGCAGTGTAGCAAAATTCTTTATTAAATTAGCAATAAGTCTTTACAGTTATAACCAACAACGTAAAGCACAAAAACGTCAAGAACGTCAAGCAAGGGCGGCACGTAGTAATGTTTTAATCAATAAACAATCAAACAATGATCCTGTATATGTATTATATGGATTACAACGCATGGGCGGAACAAGAATATATGTTGAAAGCTCAGATGGTGCAGGTGACTTAGCTGGAACAAACAAATTAAATTTTGTTATTGCAATGTGTGAAGGTGAAATTGGCACAGTTAAAGAAGTATTCTTTAATGATACTGTAGTATGGGATAGTGCTAACGGTGGAACACTAACTGCAAACAGCACAGGTGGATTTACACTAGGTGGCTTTATAAGCAAATATGCACCAACTATTACAAGCAATTGGTATCCTGGAACTACTACACAAACAGCAGATACTAGTTTACAAACCAGTGTTGGCAGTAGTGTATGGACATCAGCACACAAATTACAAGGCGTAAGTTATTTTACTATGTTGTTGGATGCAGATGGTGAGAAGTATGGTGGGCAATTGCCTACTGTTACATTTGTATTAGAAGGTAAAAAGATATTAAATGTAAGCACACTAGTAGATGGTGATACAACCAGTTCACTAAACTCAGGCAACTATACAGTGGGTGCAGATCAAAACCCTGCAGATGTATTGTATGATTATTTAATCTCAGATGTATTTGGTAAAGGCTTAGAAAGAGATGCCAACGGAGCCTACCTAGCAGGCAAACACATAGACCTAGCCAGTTTCCAACAAGCAAGATTAGATTGTGCGGCAGCACGTAGTGGTAGTGGATATAAAATAAATGGATTCCTACAAACAGAAAAACAATTGTTTGACAATGTAGGTGAAATGCTTGAAACATGTAATGGTATGTTATTGTTTGTAGATGGCAAGTATCAATTCCGTATACGTAAGAAAAATGAACAATCAAGTTTACCAAGCAGTAGAATATTTACAACAGATACTATAATTGGTGAAATTCAACTAACTTTACCAGACAAAAGCAGAAAACTAAACAAAGCCACAGGTATATTCAATAACCCTGCTACAAAATACAATGATGATGTTGTTATATTCAAATCAGATGCATTTGCAATTGAAGACAACGGAAGTATACTAGAAACACAAGAAGATTACACTATGATTACAGATAGTGCTCAAGTATTAGACCTAATTACACAAACGGTAAATATTAGTAGAGCAGAACAAACTGTAAGATTTATTGCAGCCCATACAGCATTGTTACTACGTTCAGGTGACATCATTGAAATAAGACATGATGAATTTGGATGGGGAACAGGTAGTGGGCAATCACAAAAATTCTTCCGTGTGCAAGAACTAACACTAACAGAAGATAACACAGTTGAAGTGACATGCACAACCTACAACAGTGCATTAGAACTATAAGGAACTATAAATGGCTATTATATCATTAAACACAGGAACACAAGCACATTTTATGGCCCAAGGCGGTGACGTTCAAGGCAGTATTAACCTAGATAAATTATCAGATGTTACTGTAACAAATGTAGCAGATAACCAAGTATTGAAATATGATGCAAGTCAAAGTCAATGGGTAAACACTTCAACAGGTGCCATTACAAACTTAAATGATTTAAGTGATGTAGTAATTACAAGTGTGCAAAATGATCAAAGTTTACAATACAACAGCACTACCCAAAAATGGGAGAATGCAGACATTGTAGCTAGTTCCATTGATGGTGGAACTTACTAACTAGATATAGTCAATTTAGGTGTCTTAAGGCGTCTTATAAGACTATATACAGCGTTAAAATAACAAGGATAACCCAATGCCCCAATTAGTATATAAACGTCCAAATATAAGCAAATTAGACGGCTTAGCACAGCAACACAGAATCAAGTTTATAATCAAAAGAGCAATAGCCAAAGTTGACTACCAAAAACTCACACATTTTGTATATTTAGACAAACCATTTAAACAAAACATTCCAGGATCATACAGTGTATATTGCATGTGTGAAGGCGGAGTAGCTATTGCCACTAATGCACTATGTATTAATGAATGGTTAGCATGCCATAATTTACCTGTGAGAGCACCAATACTTGATAGCGTAGTAAAAAAGAAACTAACGTTTAACTCAGGCTTAGATATTGATACACGCACAGAATCTAGTGTTGCTATGCGTAACAAACGTAAACGCAAAATACCAATTCAATTTATGCCAAGACTTGGATTAGAACACAATGCACCTATGAGTCCAAGAGGTGATATGGATTTAACAGAAAACATTTGGCATTGGTGGAGCAGTGGAACAGGCACAACTAAATTAGCTGAACGTTTGAATTGCACAGTTCCTGCAATATACTATCACCTAAACAAATACAAAAAGAATAACCCAGACTGGGCCAAAGACTTAGAGGTTGACAACACTTGATTTATAGTGTATAAATAGTATTGTAAGTTAAAAAAGTATTTTGTATATTACTCAAAACGTTATTATCTCTTTACAGGTTTAGTAACACAGCCTTACTCCTACTGTTTTAACTTAAAGTTGTATCCGGGTAATTTACGTTTTTCATGACGTAGCTCCAACAAAATGTTATTTTGTGCCCGCAGTTAACTGCCCTTACTGGTATACAGCGTATCTAAAAGTATAATTGATTTCAAATCAGCCCTATGCAAGTTTTCTCCAAAACATGTTGCATAGGGTTTTTTTTGACCAAAAACGTTGAAAAAACTTGACAAAACACAGTTTTTGTGTTAAATTAATAAATACAACTGTAGAAAGAGTGTATTTCTACTTTATTAAAGGAGACTAACGTGAACAAAACAATACAAACATTTTTAGACAACTACACTTGTGAACAAGTGAGGCCTAACCTTTGGATAGGTGAATTTACCAAAACCCGCACCCTACACAAATTACGTGATAACCTAACAGAGTCTGATTGGGAAGATCTTAAAGATTTTGCCAGCAAGGGATTCTGGCTATTACCTGTGAATCTACGTAATTCCGCACAACAAAAATTTGATAAGTTTGAACAATGGGCACATGATAATGGCGTAATTGGTTACAGTTTTACAAGCATAATGACAGCCGCAATGGACACACCACAACAAAGAGAAGCACAAACTCTTATCTGGGGTGTAATTACTTCATGTATTGAAGCAGGTTATTGGGGTATAGCAGATGATTGATACTTTTTTTAT